CTGATAGCGAGCAGTCCAAGCTTCCTGCGCATTGTCATAAGCGATGGCGTTGCCCTCAGCCTTGACAGGTGCAGCAGAGAAACCAGACAGTTTGGTTTCTTCTTCAAACGAACGCTCAGAGGTCTCGATTTCATAAATTTCTTTATGCTCTTCACCATAACGAGCGTACTCCAAGCCGAACAATGCATTCAGTCCGGGGAGTAATTCTTTAAGTAGCTGTGCGCGTGAAATTGCCATGTTAAATTACTCCTTAAGCTTTGCCAGTTGCAGAGTAGTAAGCATGCAGACCAAACTGCAATTTTACTAACACTTCTGGATATTGAGTGAACACCAAGGTTGCGCTAGATGCAAACGCAGTCACAGGTGCTTGGTTCAAGATGATGGAGGTAGAACCTGCGGCAACAGAAGTACCATCGCCAGCGCCAATCACAAATGAACCAGAACCGATGTACTGACCTGCGGAATTCAATGAACCCACTTCAGTACCTACGGGCAACGCAAAAGGAATACCAGCAGTTGTAGTAATGGTCGCAGTGCTGATAGATGAATACGTTGCGGTTCCTAGAGGAACAGCGGTATCACGCACTAGATCAATAATACGCAAAGGCAAGGTGGTGGTAACAGGGGTTGCATACGGAGTCAGGACTCCGTTTGAAGAATCACCTGTGTTTAAACTACCAGCCAAGTCGGTTGCAGATACGTTTTGACCAATCAATGAAGTATTAGCTGAACCCACGGTTGAACCGCCAGTTGCTGTAATCATCACTGCTTTAAACACGGTATCAGGATCGTCAGTCACAATCGCTTGAATGTCGCCTGCGGCTGTGTTGGCGGGATAATACTGTGAGAAGGTCAGTTGCTTGGTTACGGGGTTGGTGTAAGAACAGCCCAAGAAGATACCGATGGTCTGGTTCAAACCAGTACCAGTGGTAACGGTTGCGCGTTGTACATAACCACGAGATTGAGTTACAAAATCGCCGTAATAAATATTGGTGCCATAGTTATACAGAATCGGTAACTTGCGAGTTGATCCTGCGAAAACCTGACCGCCAATAAGATTAATCGGCTTTAGCCCGTAAGGGGCTGGTACTGAAGGATAAGCAGCCATTTAAATCTCCATTAAATTTATTTACCTGTTCCAAAGCTGACGCTTGATTTGCCTTCTCTAAAGAGAGGCATACGCGCATCACTTTGACGCATGAGACTATTGTTTACTGCATCCTCGTTTGCTCGAGTCAGATTTTGGTAATAAGCCTGTTGCTGATCAACCAATTCTGTTGGGGTCTTGCATAACAATAGCCCGCCAACCTCAATGCAGTCTTTAAAACGGCTATCAGGGTCAACTAGCAGTCTAAATTTCGGTTGTTCTTCAAGTTTTACTGGCTCCCAACCTTCACGCAAACGCGAAGACACATTTTTGGGATCAGCATTATTATTTAAAGAAACACGTATCCATCTGTAAGACATCCCGGCTTCTACATCAGGTTCTGGCAAAAGGCTTGGAGGAGTCCACTGCTTGGGGCGCTCTTCCGCTGTACGGGTCATCAGTTCTCTAGGTAATCTCGTTTGGTCTGTCATTTAGGACTCCAATTTATTAACCGCTTTCGCGTAGTCATCAAGCGATATGCCCAATTTTTTCGCTAGAGCAACCTGCGAAGGCCTAAGACGTATCTGTTTAGGGGATGTACTGCGGGTAGCGGGTGCTACAACCGAGTTTGAACGTGGCTGTCGTTCTGTTTCGCTTTCGCCAAAGTAATCTGGAAAACGTTTACGGACTGTCTCATCGAGGCGTCTGTAATATTCCGGCGAGGAAATCATCACTTCGCCGTTTTCAACCATTTCTTGATGCGTTGCCAGCGCTAGGGCTGTCATTTGTTTGTTCTGACCCCACCACGGGTTTTTTTGCGCCCATGTTACTGCGGTTGGATCAGGTTCAGGTTGCTGTTGTCTAACCTGAGTTTGTGCTATTGGAACATAAGGTTGTTCGGGTGGCAATGCTTGAGGCTTAAAATTACGAACTTTGTCTATTTTTAGCGTCACTTCAGCAATTTTTTGCTGCGCTTCAAGGACTTGATCCGTATCTCCTGATTCATACGCCTTTCTGTAGTCTTCTTTCGCTTTTTGAAGCTCATATTCCACGTTTTTCGAGATATTTTGGACTGCAATGTCCTGATTCTCGATCAAACTTTGTTTTAAACGCCTATTTTCTTCAATTAAACGGTTAGCAAGGGCTACAGCTTCTTGATTTTCGCGGAAAACACGTTCTTTTTCCCTGCGTTCATCATGCGCAAGGGCTTTCATGCGTATTAATTTGTTCTTTACCTTAAGCGAATAGCCCTGTAAGTCGTCTTTATACAGTTCTTCCTTCTCGGTTTCCGGTAAAGGGGTACGATTTTGATCTTCGGGTGGGACTTCATTCTCAATTTCTATGATGATATTGTTATCTGCCGCCTCAATCTGTTCCTCTTTATCGGCAGCAGCTTCAATTTCATCTGGAAACTTGAAGTCAGGTGTATCTAATTCAGCCATCGCTGTTCTCCTTACTTACGCGAGATTCCGCGAGGGTCTTGAACCACACCTTCGACAGAATCATCGTTAATCATTCGGAACTCTTTGCCATGAATGATGAGACGTGAACCGGAATGAGGACGCACTAATATAAAATCGCCCGGCTTACACCACGGTCCAGTAGGGAACTTGGCTTTATCTAAGTAGCAATCTGGACCTAATGCCACTACAAACAAAACGGTTGTGAGGATTTCTTCAGTATGCAGTGTGGCATCTGCTTTAATAATGCCGCTTTCAAACTCTTTTTCCATTTCTGGAATGGCGCACAGGATGTGATAGCCGCTGGGTTGAGGCAGTTGCTTGGCTTTTTCCTCAGCAGTGGTCTGTGTGGTAGCCACAACAGTTGGGTTTGCCGGGTCAACGGCAATGAGTATTTCAGTCATCGTCTGAATCCTTTAGTCGATCAAGTAGGTCTTTGATGTTTAAACGTGCAGTAAGAAGACCTTTTACCTCTCCGCACATGGCTTTGTATTCAACAAAGTCCTTGGCTGAACCATTCCCAAGGGCGTCTTGAATTTGGTGAATCTTGTCGTCTAGCTGTTTGACTAGAACGTTTAGGTATTTGTCTATCATTCAGGTTTGTTTAACTCCACGTGTTTAATAGCGGCTTGTACACCTAAGCGTAGGCGTTCTCTTTCGTTCTCTGCTTGAGTCTTGAATTGATCCTTTTGGGTTTGAGCAGCAATACGTTGCATTTCAATCTGTTGTTGCGCTTGGATACGTTCGCGTTCCACTTGGATTTGCGCCATCTTCGCTTGAATGTCGGCTTGATCTTTTGCCGTCTTTGCCTGTATTTGCTGTGCTTTAAGCTGCAACTCTTGTTGCTGAAGTTGAATTAACGGGTCGCCCGCTTGTTGCTGTGCTTGTGCTTGCGCCTGTTTGGATAGGTTGTTTTGTTTGACCTGTGCTGCGGCCTGTGCAACCAACTGCGATACCTGTACTTCCACTTGTGGAGGAAGTTGCGTACCCGGAGCAGGTAGGGTACTGCCCAACTGTTGTTGGATTTGATTGCGATACTGGAACCCTAGATGCTCGGCAATATGCGCATAGACTGCGTTAGTGATGGCATTGGCTTGCGGGTTTTGCTGTATTTGCTGTTGGATATTGGGGTCTTGCAAGAAGCTTTGATGTACTGCCAAGTGTGCGTCATGATCTTGAAAGATAAATGCTTTCATAGGCTTACCATTGAGCGCATTCATATTTTCAGTCACAGGATCAAGCGGCATTTCATCATCAATGACAGGTACTAACTTGGCTGCATTCTTAATGCCAAGGGTCTCAATCATTTGACGATGTAGATACGCTAAATCGTAAAGCTGAGGCGCTTGCTGGGCTAACTGCATCACCGCTTGCCATTGCACAACCTTTTGAGACATGGTAGCAGAGTTAGGATCAGAAACCGGAATGATGTCTACGTTCTCATAGTCCGACTTCTTAGCTTGTCTGCCGCCATCATCTGGCTCATAGGCATATTCTGGTGGGGTGTAGTCTGCAATGATCTTCTTTAATAGCCGCAGTTCTTGCTTTAATGAGTAATGAATACGCGCCTGTACAGCGGTCATTACTTTCATCGTTCTTTCAAGAATTGCTAGAGTCGTTCCTACGGGGGCGTTGGCATTAAGGTCAGCAGTAGCAAGATCAGCAGTATTGGCAAAACGTCGTCCATCTTCTATGATCTGGTTAAGTAATGTCATTAATGTCTGACTTGGTTCCTTGTATGGAATCAACATCAAATTGTCTTTTATCGCTCCAGACGGAACGTCAACATCCCGCCATTCTGCGGGGGCAATAGGGGTGTCATCACCTTTGACTCGCATGCCTCGGGTTTTGAATCCACCGGGCAGGTTGGCAAGTGTTCCTGCGTCCACCAACTGTCTAATGAGTGACGTGCCAGATTTAGCAAATGCACCGATAAGATGAATAAGTCCAAAATAATAAAAGCCAAAACCGGGAACATAACCATAATGAACAAAATGTTGTCTCTTTTGATGCGTTTTGTCTCCTTCTTCCCAATTTCTTCTAATGGCAAGTACGGTTCCGCTACCATGCTCGAACGTGACAAGGTAGGGCAAAGCAATTCCTGTTTCGTTTCCATCTTTATCTTTGTGTTCATATCCGGGTAAATCTAAATCAACTTGCATCTCAAGAAGTTTATAGCGGAAATCAGAGGTGGCTCTAAAGCCCATCTTTTCCGCAATCTTCTTCTCAACTTCATCTAGGGTATTGTTGGGTTCGCCAAGATTGACATCTCGGTAAAAGCCCATGACTTGTAAGCGCCTTAATTCATTCTCTGTCTTACGCATGACGTGCGTGACACGTGGAGAAGTTTCAATGTTAGACGCGCCGTAAGGCACTACCACGTCCTCTGCCGGGCAGAAAATTGCGGCAGGACGTTCTGTATGGGGATCGTAATAAACCTTCTTAAAAGCGTTTCCAGACAGTCCTAGGCCCCATAGCGTCCTTTCGGTTTCAGGACGATACTCAGTCATGACATCGGTCAACATGTAGTTCATATCATGTTCGACACGTGTGGCTGACAACTTCTTTTCCGGTGTTTCTTTACCGACAATCTCCACTCGAGCGGGGCCACTTGCCGGGAAGATTTCCATGATGGTTTCGGCTTGGAACTTCACAAGGGCTTCTGACAGCAAGGGATGATAGACACCACATGCACCGGGCCAAGGGTCGGTACGTTCTTCTATCTTCAATCCAAGAAGTTCTAATCCATCCACATAGGCGCGTATCCAATCGCGCCTACTGGCTACGTCATCGTCATAGTCGGAGACAAGATCGCCCACAATGCTTTGCAGGACGTTCTCATCCATCTCTTCCGCAAGATTGGCGTTAAAATCTTCTTCGCCTTCTTTGGATACTTCTAAATCAAATCCGGGTCCATGAATATGGACGGCTTCTGGGTCTTCAATCTGTATTTCAATCGCCTGATCATCATCTGTAGATGAGATGCCTTGCGGTGCAGCATAAAGACTTTTGACGATAGACATTAGTAGTATTCCCGCTTACGTTTAAAATAAACTTCTTCATCTGGCATGTCCGTGTTTAAACGGATAAACCCGCCTTGACGAAAACGCAATAGGGCTTGGCTTGTGCTATCCACGAGGTCGTCATGGTCGCCGTTTGGAAAGCTGGCAAGTTCTTCAACCAACTCTTCAGCCCATCTTGTGTCTGGACACCACACCATACCCGAAGCAAACAGGTCAGATATTGCGTTTACACGGGCTATCTTATCATTGCCTTTGCTTGGGGTGTATTCCGATAATGGAATACCCATCGCCCTAAGTTCATAAATTAATGGAGCGCCCGCTGCTTTCTTCTCAATAATGAGCGCATCGGGTTCCCAATCCTTGTACATCTGCATTGCTTTGGCTTTGAGCGCAGGAAACTCCATACGATCTTTAATCGCATCCAATAGAATAATATTGGCTACGTCTACGCCTTGTTCGTTGGGCTTATAGAAGACGCCCCACGTAGTACATGCAGAATAGTCAGCACGTGAAGACTTCTCAAAAGCGGTATCCCAAGATTGGATTAGGTATTCACAAGAGGGTGGATGGTCAGACTCCCATATCTGCCACATATCTCTTTTGATAATAGCGCCTTCTTCTGATGTAGGGTTTTGCTGATACTGTGCTTCCCACTTACTGACAGGAAGTTCTGCTTTAATTGCGTCTAACTCTTCCTTAGCCCAGAACTCAGGCCAAAGCGGGTTCCCCGAAGGGAACAGAGCAGGAAGCTCTATCACTTCCCACTCATTACTGCCATCTCGTTTAAACGAGTTATCTATAATCTGACCCGTTAAGTCTCTTTTAGACCAACGAGTCATCACAATAATAATTGACCCTCCGGGTTGGAGACGCTGACGTGGACCAGAGTTGTACCACTCATACACCCTGTCATAGACAGCAGGGTTGCCTAGCATCGCCTCTTGTTCAGAGTGGGGATCGTCAATGATTAGGACGTCTGCGCCTTTACCGGTAACTGCACCACCGACACCAATAGCAAAATAGTCCCCGCCTTTATGGGTGTTCCATCGTCCGGCAGCCTTTGAATCAGACGATAGCTTCGTAGGGAAAATAGCTTGATAGTCTGGGGTGTTAACCAAGTTCCGAACCTTACGCCCAAATCCAACCGCCAGTTCTGCTGTGTGCGCTGTTTGGATAATCTTACGGTCAGGGAATTTCCCAAGATACCAAGCCGGAAAAAGAAAAGATGCAAACTCTGACTTTGTATGTCTTGGAGGCATATTGATAATGAGACGTTTAAGAGACCCGTCAGCGACACGTTCAAAGGCATTCGCCATGATTGCGTGATGCTCCCCCGCAACGAAAGCCGACCACATGTTGTTAACAAACGGGATAAAGTTCTCTTTACAGCGTTCAATGTTGTCTGCCTTTAATAGTTGATGAATCTTTGTGATATTGGGATGACCATCAGGCAATGTGTCTAACATTGCTCTGTATTGCTTAATCTCTTTCTTCGTCAATAATGGCATTACAACTTAACCATATCTTTCACAGACTTATCGCGTAATCTTAATGATCTACGTTCATTTGGTTTTATATGTATATGACCTAAACGTTTTAATTCGTGGACGATACGATGAATGTTAGATTTACTCTTCAAGTTTAAACCGTGAGCAATGTTGGTATACGACGGAGCAAATCCTTTAAGAATAATGTACGCCTGTATAAACTCTAATACCTGCTTCTGTCTTTCAGTCATGTTGTTTGCTCCATCTATTCATTGCTACGCAATTTTTTATTTTCAACTTCAATATGTTTCACGTGGAACAATTTTTAAAGTTAAGCAAAATGTTTCACGTGGAACATTCTTAAAATATATATACCCCCCGGGGGTATGTGAGAACGTTCACATAGGGGGTACTTTATGTTTCACGTGGAACAATGTCAAGGGGAAACGTTCGTATGGGGTAGGGGTATGTGATGGGATGTGGAAAATAGAGCGTACAGGCTGAGGC